AGGCAGGCGTAATGATCGTCGAGGCCGCCAACTGGTCGGAATTGTCGCTAGTCAGCGAGGGCGCGTTTAGTGGCGCGGTCATAACCGAGGTCGCAGCAAGCGCACCCGAGGAGACTATCCACGAAACCGAGCCAGCAGTAGAGTTACAATCAGAACAAGACACAACAAAGGACACAACCCCTATGAGCGAAACACAAGAAACACCAGCAGTCGAGGCAGCAGCAACAGTTGAAAAATTGTGGGCGCAACCAAAACGCAAATTTGATTTACCAACAGCAGGCGAATATCTTGCCGCGATGCACATTGGCGGCGAAACATTCCGCAACGTTGCAGCAGCAGCACGTGAGTTCGCTCTCAACAATCGCAGCGCACTTCAAGCAGCCGCAGGCGATGTGACCAGCGGCGATACGCCCGGTCTCTTGCCGACGCCGGTACTCGGGCCAGTATTTGCTGACCTCAACTACATTCGACCAGTTGTTGCAGCGATCGGTGCGCGCGCAATGCCTGACGGTGGCAACCAAAAAACATTTATCCGACCAACATGGACAACACACACAAGCGTTGCATCGCAGTCGACTGAATTGACAAGCGTTAGCGCAACGACCCCCGTGATTGCCTCGAACGTGGTCACAAAAACTACCTTAAGTGGCCAAGTGACCTTGTCCGTTCAAGATGTTGATTTCACGTCGCCAGCAGCAATGCAAATAATTTTGCAAGACCTTGTTGGTCAATACATGTTAAAGAGCGATGACATTGCAGCCGACGCAATCGCAAACGGCGCAAGCGCATCAGGTTCGACATGGACAGTTACAGCCGACGACCCGTCAACGCTGATCGCAGCAATGTACGACGCGGCAACAGACATCTTGAACGCAACAAACTTCTTGCCTGATCACGTTTTCGTATCACCTGACGTTTGGAAAAAACTCGGTAGCCAACTCGATCAAGACAAACGACCAATTTTCCCATACGCAGGCGTAGCGGGTCTTATGGGCGTAAACGGCATGGGTGCAGCAAACATCACAGTTGCAAACACCTTTAACCCGTTTGGTCTTAACCTTGTAGCAGATCGCAACTTTGCAGCAGGCACATTGTTTGTTGCTCGCGGCGCAGCCTGCGAGTTCTACGAACAAGTACGCGGCCTGATGTCAGTCGAAGTACCGGGCACACTTGGCCGAACATTCAGTTACTACGGCTACGTTGCAACGTTCATCGCTGACAGCGACATGGTTAAATACATCGTCGTTAGCGGTTAGTCGAGTAGCGGCGTAACCGCTATGGCAACATATCTAACAGCATCAAAACAGTTGTTAGGCAACTACGCCTGCATATCTACGCTCGAGCCAACCGACATACAAGTTGGCGACAGCGTAGTTGTAGGCGCGTTAGGCGCACCGTTTAACGGCACGTTCACCGTCTTAAAATGCCCGCAATACAAATACACGGGCGTTGACAGCGAGACTGGCGAATGGACATTTGACGCAACAATCGCAATACCCAACCAGTTGCTTTACGCTTGCACGGGTGACGATGTCGAATTCGCGGCGATCTACACAGGCACAGTCGCGTTCACACCGACCTGCACATGGATTACGGCAGCAAACCTAGTCACGTATTTGGGTGTGTCAATAACTAACCCGTCAGATGATTACACCCTGATAACGCAGGCCGTGAGCGCTGGCAACCAGTTTTGCAGTCGCCGTCGAGCCGAGGCAGGCTATAACGACAGCCTTACAACGTCGCCTAGCGGTGATGTCACGCTCGGCACTTTGATGTACAGCGCGGCGTTGTGGCGTTCGCGTGGCTCGCTCGAGAACGTGTTTGCGTCGTTTGACGGCATGGGTACAGCACCCCAGCAATCGTTAACGCCGATCGTTAAACAGTTGTTAGGTATTGACCGACCAGCGGTTGCCTGATGCCCGCACCATACACCGACCTATTTAATGAGACGCTAGACGATCTTGCTACGACGCTGACCGCGATCACGTCGTTGCGTGTCGTGACCGACCCGACGAAACTTGTGCCAAATTGTGTGTTTATTCAAGCGCCAAGTTTTACGACGATTGCTGGCAACGGCAACATCGTACGCATGGACTATCCGATCAAAGTTGTTGGTAGTGGCCCAGCAGGTTTACCCGTGTTGCGCGAAATATTGCAAATCACGGCAACCGTTTTAGGGTCGGCAATAATCGTCATGTCGGGTCGCCCCGGCACACTTGACATAGGCGGGCAAGAATACCCGTGCTACGACCTATCGGTCGGCGTACAAGCACAAACAGCGTAATACACACCGACAGGCAATCGTTATGGTAAAACTATAGGTACAAGACAAAAGGATTAACACATGGCAACTAGCACCTATCTATCAAACCCAGTCGTTTTAATCGGTGCGTCAAGCGCAGCGACAACCGACATCACCGACCAAGTATCCGCAGTTACCGTCAACTATGTTGTCGAAGCACTTGAAGACACCGCGTTCGGCTCGACTGCCCGCACCAACACCGCAGGCCTGCAATCAAACAGCGCAACATTGACTTTGTATGCGTCGTACGCAACGTCAGAAAGTTACGCAACATTGTCAGCGCTCGTCGGCACAAAATGTTATATCAAAGTAACCCCAGCGTCAGGCTCGAACACAGCCACTAACCCTGGGTTCGAGTTAACTAATACCTTTCTAAGTGCGTTGCCCGTGATAAATGCCAACCTCGGGGAGCTGAGCGTATATGACGTAGAACTCGTGGGCGGCTCGTACACAGTTGACGTAACATGATCTAACGTGCCAATACTGGCCGAGAACAGGAACAGGCAATGAGATTAAAATTAAAAGTTGATTTACAAGACGGCACAGCGCCACTCGAATTGACAACAAATATGTTTGTTATTTGCGAGTGGGAAAAAACCGAGGGTCGCAAAATTAGCGACGGCAAAGGCATCGGCTATACCGATCTAGTTTGCTGGGCATACAACTTGTTAAAACTTAGCGGCGAAAAAATGCCCGCAACATATCGTGATTGGGTTAAAGCAAACCCAAACATGACGATCGAGGCGATTGACGAAACAAACCCAAACCATACGGCGTAGGCAGTTACCGACGGCAACTAGCCGAATTGCTAGTTGCAACAGGGTACTGGCCTACGGCAATCGAGTTTGACACGCGCGACCTGATAACGGTGATTACGATATTAAATAAGCAAAAGAGGTAGCGCAATGTCAGCATCAACAACTATTGAGGTCGTCGGCATTAAAAAGACGATCAATTCGTTGCGCAAAATTGACCCGCAATTGCAAAAAGATTTTAAGGCTGACGCAACCGCGATCGCCCAGCCAGCAATACAAGCAGGCAAAGCCGTTTACAAAGATTTGCCGTTATCGGGTATGCGTTATGCGTGGACACAAAACGCCCGCAAAATATTCCCGTTCGTACCGAGCAAAGCAGCCAACGGGGTCAAGATGCGGTTTGACACTCGACGTAATGCCGTCGGCGTAATACTCATAGAACAAAAAGATGTCGCGGCAGCCGTGTTTGAAACAGCGGGTCGCGCGAACGCAAACAAGTTAGGTAACGCGCTCGGGTTTGTTGGCGCTGGTCGCACTCGACTGATCGGGCCAGCCGTGTATAAAGCGCGTCGCGGTATTGAAGCCGAGATGACAAAAATGATCGCTAAAACTATGCGCACCGTGCAAAGCGAGTTATAAACATGGCACTATCTATACCTATTGTCAGCGAGTTTGACGGCAAAGGCATTGACAAAGCAATCAAAGAATTTAAGCAATTAGAAACCGTCGGCGAAAAAGCACAATTCGCAATTAGGAAAGCAGCGCTACCAGCGGCGGCGGCGTTGACGGCGGTTGCAGGTGCGTTGGGGTTGGCGGCTAAAGCGGCAGCCGAGGACGAGCAACAGCAAGCGATTTTGGCTAACACTATGCAAAACGTTGTCGGTGCTACTGATGCGACGGTTGCAGCAACTGAAAACATGATCGCGGCGATGTCAAGGGCAACGGGTACGGCTGACAGCGAGTTACGCCCAGCGTTTGCCGCATTATTAACCGGCACTAAAGATATTGGTGATGCAACTAAAGCATTGGCGCTTGCGCAAGATATTGCGATTGCTACTGGCACAGATTTACAAACCGTCAGCGACGCATTGAGTAAAGCGTATGCAGGCAATATGAAAGGTTTGCAGGCATTATCGCCTGAAATGAAAGGTTTGATTAAGGAAGGCGCGTCGCTCGATGTTGTGATGATGGCATTGTCAGACAATTTTGGTGGTGCGGCAGCGGCATCGGCACAAACAGCAGCAGGGCAATTTAAGATATTAAAAAACAGTTTGGAAGAAACTAAAGAAAGCATCGGTGCAGCGTTGTTGCCTGTGTTGCAAGCCGTGTTACCGTATTTGCAACGGTTGGCTGATTGGGCGCAAAAAAACCCTAAAGCATTTTTATATGTTGCAGGCACAATCGCAGCCGTCACAACTGCAATAACCGCGTTAAATTTTGTGTTGGCGTTAAACCCGTTTGTTGCTATGGCGGCCGCAATAATTGCCGTGTCATCAGCAATGGTTTATTTAGAACAAAAAACTAATGCGTTGTCAAATGCGTGGGGTCGGTTTGGTGCGGTTATTCGACTTGTTCTTGGCCCGTTATATGACGTGTTTGCGTTGGCTGGCAAATTGGGGTTGATTGACAAAATAAATATGCCAAGTTTTCCAAACACGTCGTATTCTGCCGCGACATCAAATTTGCCCCCAGCATTACGTTATGCACCTACACCGATTGTTACGCCGTCAATGCCGACATTGACTACGCCAATTGTTGGTGGTGGTGGCGGTGGCGGTAACTCGACTGGCGGCGGTGGTGGTGGCGGTGGTGGCGGTGTTGGTGGCGGCGGCGACTTAGTAACTATTCAAGGCGCGTTGACCGAGTTTGGTATGGCTGAACGTATCGCAGCGCGTGGTAGCGGTGGCGTGACTATTAATGTGACGGGCGGTATCTCGACTAGCGCCGAAATCGGTCAAAGCGTGTTAGATAGTTTGCTCGCTTACCAGCGCGTATCAGGGCCACTTGATTTACAG